ATGTAAAGAACGATGAACAACTTGTTAAGTTGGCAACTATCGTTCAAAGAATTACAGCAGCTGAAAACCGAGTATCAGATAGTGGAGATGAGTTCGGATTAACAGAAGCAGAAAAAGAACAATTGATGGACGCTATAGAAGAGAATGTTCAAGAGTTACAAACAAAACAAGACGAAGTCTTGGAATCGATTAATAAAAAAGGAAACTAATGGCCTATAAAAAGACTAAGTCTACCGGCGGTGGTTTAAAGAATCCGTTAAGGAATGATGTAGTCACTACAAATGAATTGCAAGTAATGTTAAAAAGTCTTGCAAAAGAAAATGAGTTCTATGAATTAGAAGCTCTTGAAGTAATGGATATCTATCGTGCTAATGCACAAAATGGAATTACAGTACCTGGAGTTGTCAAAGGTAGATATGTAATTTCCCAACAAGGAAAGTCTATTGACGAGATGAATATATTTTATCCAATAAATTCTAATGTGCTTCAGTTTCCAGTTGTGGGTGATTTGTTAGTTGCTATGACTTTTAAAGGTAATCATTATTATCTTGGACAATTAAGTCATACTGACTTGTTGGTAAATCCAGATTTTCTTCGTAACTTTAATCAGAGTGGAGTTGGTAATACAAAAAGTATTAGTGCAGAAAATCAGAGAATTCCAGTATTGAATAGTGACAAGACAATAGGAGACTACAAGTCGGGAGAATATTTTAAAGATACTTTTGCACAAAAACTTTTTGGTAGAGAAGGTTCTACTATTATTCAAGGTAGATTTGGAAACTCAATTCACTTAGGTAGTAATCAAGTTTTAGGTGAAGAAAATTCACCACACATTAAGTTGGTTTCTGGCTTACAAGCCGGTGAAGAAAACTTATCAGTTGATATGTCATCAGTTTACATAACAACAGCAGAAAGAATTCAATATTCATTACCAACAAGAAAGTATGAATATTTATTAAATACTGATTATAGTAAACCACAAATTGTTTTTGATTCTGATAGAATTGTATTGAATGCTAAACAAGATGATATAGGTATATTTGCAGAGGGTGACATTCACATCAAAGGAAAGAATATCAATATTGAAAATGCAAATGCTATCAATATGGTTTTTAATCAAAAGGTTGATAATTATACAAGAGGAGTAAAAAAAGAATTTACTCAAGAATTAGATGGTGATACAAAGTTATTACCAGAGAACATTATATCATATGCTGAAGCGGTAAGACCAAAGGTAGAGAATATACAACAACAACTTCAATCTGCAGCAAATAAGATATTACCACCAGTTGTGGGACCTGGTATTCCAAACCCATTAAATTTATTAGGTCACTTATCAGATTTAAAATTTTTCCAAAAGAAGTTGCCAGAGATTGATGACTTCTTTAGTATGGATTGGTTAGATAAAAAGAAATGGAAAACCGTATCTTTAAATGATGTGAAAAAAGCATTGGGATTAGATAATATGTCTATTGATTTTCCAGTAGAGTGGGATACTTTTTTAGATGATGTAGATAAGCTAAAAGATAATATAGCTAAATCTCAAGCACAAGTATTAGGAACATTAGCTGCAGTTGAAGCACTTAATGCAGCATTTAATGCTATACAAAATGGTGGTGGTTCAACACAAACAATTATAGAAGCACTTGATGCTTACGAAGCAGACCCAAACAATCCACCGATTGATACAACTGATATCAGAGATGTGATTTCAGACGGAGCTTCTAATGATGATTTAAAAAGATATCTTGACCAAGGTGGTTCGCCACAAGTTAGAGAAGCATTGTTGGACGCACAACAAGCACAGCAAGATTTACCAAAGTTAGACCAAATAACACAAGTTGTTGAATTGGTAAAAATGGGTGAGAATATATAACAAGGAGTAATAATGAAGAAGAATGAGTTAGTAAAGATAATTGAATTAGTTGTCCGTAAGGAAGTCAAAAAACAGATGACAGAGATATTTATTAACGAGGATAAAGAAATCAGTTTATCAGAAACTATTTCTAAACCTAAACCAAAGCCAGTGGTTAAAAAACAACCTAAAAAACAATACACTAAAAACAAAGCGTTAAATGAAGTATTGAATCAGACTAAGAGTTTGAAAGCACAAGAAACTCAAACTGATGAATATCCGTCTTTAGGCGGAGGAGTGTTAGGTTCTGACAATATGGCAGAAGTATTGGGTTACGGAAACTTAGGTGGAGTCCAAAACAAAGAGCGAGCAAGAGAAATGGCAGCAGTTGACACAATCAAAAAAGCAGGTGTTAGTGTAGATTCAGTTCCTGAAGATGTTCAAAATGCATTGACTCGTGATTATTCTGGATTAATGAAAGCAATTAATAAAAAGAAAGAAGGTCATAGACCATAAAACATAGATGAGTGTAAGAGAAATAGATAAAAATGACGACAAGTATGTTGGTATTAGGTTTCCATTAGACCATAGTCCAGAGGGGTTTTTTTATAAAACAAAAACTATACTCGAACAGGCAAAATCTAATTTAAGAAACTTACTATTAACATCAAAGGGTGAAAGGGTAATGCAACCAGAATTTGGTTCAAGATTAAAAGAACTTATTTTTGAACAAGGTCCAGGTTTACGAGATAGAATTGATGAAGCTATTAGAGATGCTACTTCTTCTTGGTTACCTTATATAAACATAATCGATATACAAGTTCTTGAAACCAGTGATACCAATGAAGTTAATGTGTCATTAGAGTTTTCAGTATCATTAGAACCCGACTCATTCGAAACTATAACATTTAATTTTAATATCGGAGAATAGAAATGCCAGCAAGGTTAGATTACGGAACAAATAAGAAGTTAGTAAAGAAAGAGGTAAATTATCTCGGTAGAGATTTCCGTGATATCAGACAAAATTTAATTGAATTTGCGAAATCATATTTCCCAAATCAATACAATGATTTCAATGAAGCATCACCAGGTATGATGTTTGTTGAAATGGCAGCATATGTCGGTGATGTATTGAATTACTATGTTGATAATCAATTCAGAGAAACACTTTTACAATTTGCAGAAGAAAGAAAAAATGTATTGGCAATCGCACAATCATATGGATACAAACCAAGATTAGCAGCACCTTCAACAGTAGAATTATCATTTCAAGTAGATGTTCCTGCTAAAGCTTTGGGTGGTGGAAAATTTAAAGCAGACTTAGATTATGCAGGAAAGATAGAAGCTAATTCTACCGTTGTTTCAAGTAACGGAACAGAATTTACTTTATTAGATGATGTAAACTTTAAGGTATCAAGTTCATTAGATACGATGGATGTTGAAATGTTACAACCATCTTCTGGAACAAATCCTACAAATTACAGATTAACTAAAAAAGGAATAGCAAAATCTGGAACAAGAACAAGTGAAGAATTCGTATTTACTGGCGCTAAAAAGTTTGACAAGATAGTATTGTCAGAAAAGAAAGTAACTGAAGTAGTCTCTTGTGTTGATAGTGAAGGAAATGATTGGTATCAAGTTCCTTTCTTAGCACAAGATACAATTTTTGAATCAGAAGAAAATACAACATTAAATGACCCAAATTTATCTCAATACCAAAACGATGCGCCATACTTATTAAAACTAATTAAAACAGCAAAAAGATTTACAACTTATGTTCGTGAAGATGATAGAATGGAACTAAGATTCGGTAGTGGTATTAGTTCGGACGCAGACGAAGAACTAATTCCAAATCCTGATAATGTTGGTTCATCATTAGGAACGGGTGTATCGAGATTAGATGAGTCATTTGACCCAACTAACTTTTTAAAAACACAAACATTTGGATTATCACCAGCGAATACAACACTAACCATAACTTACAATTATGGTGGAGCGGTAGAACATAATGTTCCATCCAACACAATTAATAGATTCAATAGAAAAGTCTATACAAATAGCACAACAGGTTTAAATAGTGACACGGCACTCACAGCTGATTCAAGTCTAAGAGTTTACAATCAACTACCTTCATCGGGTGGAGCAAGTGAAGAAACACTAAGAGAGATTAAAGAAAATGCTGCAGCATATTTCAATGCACAAAACAGAGCAGTTACAAAAGCAGATTACATTACAAGAGTTTATTCATTACCACAAAAGTATGGTAATATTGCAAAAGCATTTATTGTTCAAGATGAACAATTAGAAGAAACTCAACTACAAGTGAACAATGGGCAGGTTGAAACTATAACATCAGAAAAATCTAACCCATTAGCATTAAATATGTATTTATTAGGATATACAGGAACTAAAAAATTAGCTGCAGTCAATCAAGCAGTAAAGCAAAATTTAAAAACATATCTATCCCAATATAGAGTATTGACAGATGCGATTAATCTTAAAGACGCATATGTTATAAACATCGGTGTAAAATTTAATATTATAACTCGTAGAGGATATAATAAAAATGATGTATTGTTTAGAGCAATACAACAAGTTAAAAACTTCTTCGCAACAGAAAAGTGGCAAATTAATCAACCAATTGTGTTGAGTGATTTAGCATATCAACTATCGTTAGTTGACGGAGTTGTTTCTATTGTTGCACCAGAAACAAACAATCCACAAAAGAATTTAATTGTAATAGAAAATAAATATAAAGCCAGTGATGGATATAGCGGTAATGTTTATGATATTGATTCCGCATCAAAAGATGGAATTATATATCCTTCATTAGACCCAAGTATATTTGAACTGAAATTCCCTGATGCTGATATCGAGGGTATGGTCATAGGAGACAAATAATGCATTATTTTGAATTTGGAAAAAGAGATACAACAATCTATTCAGGTGGAACAACATCTTCAATTAATACTGGATTAGATGAGATATTAGAAATTAATAAAGTTGTTCAACAAAGTGGAACAATTGGAAATGTATCAAGAATCTTGATTGACTTTGACTTAAGTTATATTTCTGAGTCAGTTCAAAGTGGTCTGATGCCTTCTACTACAAAATATTATTTAAATTTATTCGACGCAACTTCAGAAGAGGTTGAAGCAGAACAACCACTACACATCTATATGGTTAGTGGTAGTTGGAAACAAGGAACAGGAAAACTTGACCACAATCCAGTAACCGATGACGGAGCAAGTTTTCAATATCGTGACCACGAGGCAAAAACACCTTGGGTAACGGGTTCAGTATTGACTGACGGAGGAACTTGGTTTACATCAAGTTACGCTTCTGGACAAGAATACAATATCAGTTCTTCATACAACTTAACTTTTGATGATAAAGATGTTAGGGCAGATGTAACTGACTTAGTAAACAATTGGATTCATTCGAGTTCTATTTACCCGAACAACGGCTTCATTGTTAAAAGAGAAGATAGTGGTTCTTACGGAGAACACCCATCATCATCAATGTTTAATTTTTCTTCAGGACAAGAAGGTGACTCAACTCGATTAGGAAATCTAAAATACTTTTCAAGAGAAACACATACAATCTATCCACCTAAATTAGAAGCAGTGTGGGATGATTCAAGTTGGTCAACAGGAAGTTTGTCTGCATTAACAGCAACAGACTTAGAAAGACTAAAAGTTTATTTTAAAAATTTAAGACCTGAATACAAGGAAAAGTCAAAAGTAAAACTAAGAGTAGTTGGTAGAGAACTATATCCAACAACCGCTTTTGCAACAACACCCGCAGAATTAGATGTAAAATATTTACCAAGCGCATCTGCTTTCTATCAAGTAAAAGACGCTGATACTGAGGAAGAAATAATTCCATTTGGAACAGGTTCTAAAATTAGTTGTGATTCAACAGGTAATTTTTTCAACATACAAATGGACGGATTGCAAGCAGAAAGAAATTATAGATTTTGTTTCAAGGTAGTTAGTGGTAGTGGAAATGATGAACAAATTAATTACTATGATGATGAATATGAATTTAGAGTAGTGAGATAAAACAATGCCATATAGAATTAAAGATGTAAGATTAAAATCGGAACATTACAATAATATATTAAATGGTGATGTTGAAGAATATCAAAATGAAATCGACGATTTAAAAGCTAAACTAAATGTATCAGGTTCGGTTGTTGATTCTAAACAACCATTAAGAGATGAACAAGGAAGACTTGTTTCGTTTGAAAGTTCTATTGATGGAATTTCTTTAGAAGAAGATAATCAACAAGTTAGATTAGAAAACAAACAACAATTTTTTGTAGGAGATATTGATAACTCTTTTACTCATTACTTTACTGATTCAGACATTGAGGATGATGATGAAGATGATGATACAAATACTACCGAAGATACAGTTCAATTTCAAATGACAAATAGAGATTTTTTAATTCAATTTATTAACGAATATTTTCAAGAAGAAAACACACCCGATATGTCAACAGACTTACTACACGAAAGATTGAATAAATTCTTTAAACAAGAGGGCACAGCTGGTGGAGATAATCCAGATGGTTGGGTAAGTTTTATACAAGCAAATGACCCAAAAGAAGAAAGGCCAGTTAAAAAATTTACTCTTAAAGGTAAAAAGAAAGGTAAGTGGTATAAAAAGAAAAAGAGAAGTGATAGACATAATTATAGCTCTTTAAAAAAAGACATAGGTACTTTTCGTTATGATGATGTAATTAATGAACACTTATATTTTACGAGAAGAGGACAAGAAATATGGTTAAAACTTGATTTACCATATGTGAGAGATGAGGACAACTAATGGCATTAGAATATGGATTTACAGATAATGAAAAGCTGACCTACTATCAACAAGATAAAGTTTATAGTAGCTTTGGTAAAGATACTACTAATGATTTTGTTGCATTATATGTTTATGGTTTAAATGATAACTTATTAGCAACAAAGATATTAGCTCTAAACGAAGTTGAAATCGATTCAAGTGGAAACTT